CCCGAAACTTTTTATTATACATGCGGATTGTATTTAGGATTATATGACGAATCATATCTTCGTCAATATTTACCTTTTGTGTGATGATACTACCAACAGCAATACCATTAAAATCAATGATTATCATTCTCTAGCTCTTCTTTTATTTCACTTAATGTTAAAGATAATTCGTCAATAACCTCGTGCAAGAAGTGCTCTTTGCCATGCACTCTTGCCATGATAGCATACAGTAGATTGAGTATAAGTCCCAGATCTTGCTGAAGTTGAGTATCTGCCCTAGGGTGATATTCAGCGTCGATCAATACACCTAACATTGCCTCAAGCATGTCAGATGCGATATCTACTTCGGTAGGAAGTCCTGGATCCACAAGAGGATTACGGATCTCGCCGAAAGGAAATTGTATTATATTATCTTCACTCATGGTATTATTATATCAAGTCTTCGTCGGTTTGTACACAGTTTTTTACATGATTTGAATGTATTTTACAACCAATAAACTCGTTGTAGTAATCATCCCTGAATAGTACATCACGGTCAAACTGCTCCTTCGCTTCGAAGTAAGACATTTCCCCCTTTGTTTTACACAGTCTTATGATTTCCCGTTTAAAGCGTTCGCTTCCGGACTCTTCAACAAGTAGCTTAACTTGCTCGCTGGAACCGTGGTAGGATTGCCAGTCTGATTCTGACTTCTTGACTCGCTTACGTTTTTGCCCTTTAAGAGGTGGCAGACGGCGTGTCGACCAGAAGCTTTTTTTGCCCACATACTTTTTTCCATTCTCTAAGTCAGTAATCAAGTAAACAAAACCAGCCCATTCTTCAAGTTGGGCTGATTCAAAAGTTTCTTCATTGTATATCCACATGCTCATAAATGTCTCATATTAATTTATAAGACTATTTATAGATAATCCTCATCGTCATAAAAGTTCTCATCTAGATCATCGTCTAGCTCAGATCCACAGCTGACGCAGTAAACCACTTCATCCTCAGAGTCTTCATGCACCATTTTTACGTTAAAATGACATCCGCATTCGATACATTCATGCTCTGTCATATGCTTAGCCCTGACATATCATTTGAATAAACCCAGTTTTTGAGTTCTTTAAATCCACCAATATAGTCAGAACCTTCTAGAACGACTGGAAAAGTACGTACGTTTGGAAACAATTCAATCAATTGCTCTTTTGTAATGTCTCCATCTGGACCTACCACAACAATTTCGTGATCGATATTTTTCACATTGAGTAGGGTTTTTGCCGCCTCGCAATATGAGCAAGGCGGAGTGTTTCTTGTGTATAGTTTAATCATAGAGAGAGTCCCTTAAGTGTGTCTTCATTGACATCTTGTTTTACACCACCGATAACATAAGAACTGATTTCTGTTTCTTGAGGAGCAACCTGTACGTTTCCGCCACCAATCCATTTCTCTGTCCATGGAAGAGGATTAGACTGAGAAGTCTGGTATGGTGATTGGTATCCCAAGGTACGCATACGTTTTGTGCCAATCCACTCAACGTAATCAGAAAGAAGTTTCTCATTTAGGCCAAGCATAGATCCATCTTTAAACAGGTAATGTGCCCATTCTTTTTCCTGATCGACAGCCTGAACAAACATATCTATCACCTGTTGTTCACACTCTTCTTTAATAGTCAGAAAGTCTGGATCATCTTTAGGAAGCAATTTAAGAATGGTTTGTGATGCAGCAAGGTGAGTATTCTCATCACGCGCAATAAACTTAATGATTTTTGCGTTGCCTTCCATCTTCTTAAGTTCTGCAAACGCCCATGAGCATGCAAACGAAACATAGAATCGAACACCTTCCAGAATGTTGATCGAGTTCAGAACCAACCAAAGTTTCTTCTTCAGCTCATATTCATTTACTACAATGTTACGTGCTTCACGGTTAGATGTGACTTGGTGAGTACCAGGACCTAGCAAATCATGCCACTTTGTTGCTTCAATGAAGTCATCATAGTACTTAGAAATGTCTTCAGCACAATCAGTAATCTCAGGAATGTCTAGCATCTCATCAAAAATCTTAGATGGATTGGCATACACATTACGAATAATATGTGTATAAGAACGGGAATGGATTGTTTCCATAAAGGTCCAGGTCATAACCAATGGTTCAATCTCTGGAATAGATGCAACTGGCATCAGTGTCTCAGATGGTCCACGGCCCTGTACAGAGTCAAGCAGGATCTGGCGCTTTAGGTTAGATGTAAAAATATGTTTCTCAAAATCGGTGAGAGCCGCGAAGTCTGATTTGTCCTTTGATACATCAATCTCTTCTGGACGCCAAAAGAATCCAAGTTGCTTATCAGTAATCTTATCAAGTTGAGGATATTTCAAGGTATCATAACGAGCGACGTCAACACTTTCATCAAAAAACATAGTAGAAGTAAGGTGGGACTTACTTTTTTTCTTAAAGATAGATGACATTTAGTTTCCTCTTCGGGTTATAGAGACTAAAAAGCTCTCGGTGAGGAGAGCTTTCTAATAGTTAGATTTAGTTTAAATTACGCAGCTTTCGCATGCATCATCATCGATATCAGCAAATGGTAAGTCGGTTGAATCATCATCCGGCATCTCGCCTGCACCATCGTGAGTGTTATTATAGTAAAGTTGCTTGCCACCATATTTATAGAAGGTAACCATGTCTTTAATCAATTGAGACATAGGAACTTTGCCTTCTTCAAAGTGGTCTGGATTATATGATGTATTTACAGAGATACCTTGATCGATATACTTTTGCAATACTGCACACACTTGCAGATAACCTTCTGGTGTTTTCTGATCCCATAGCAGATCATATTTGTTTTTCAGGTGATGATAGCCAGGAACAACCTGAGCCATTACGCCATCTTTTGATTGCTTATAAGATACAAGAGCACGAGGTGGTTCAATACCATTCGTAGAGTTACTGATCTGAGCAGAAGTCTCGGCAGGCATAAGAGCCATAAGAGTACTGTTACGAATACCTGTTTCTTTTAGTTGTGTACGAAGTCCTTCCCAATCCATACGCTCGTTGTTAGGCACAAGGTCATCAACTTCTTTTTTGTATGTTTGGTTTGGTGTAATACCATATCCGTACTTTGTTTCTTTGTTACCAGAGATCGTACCTTTCTCAGCAGAAAGATCAGCAGATGCTTTAATCAAGTAGTATGACCAAGCTTCGGCATATTCATCAATAGTTGGAAGAGCTTCGCTATTATACTTTAGACCACGTTTTGCTAGGAAGTAGGCAAGGTTAATAATACCCCCACCTAATGGCCGACGAGCCATAGTAGAGCGTTGAGCTGCAGGAACAGGATAGGCTTGATAGTCAAGCAATGCATCAAGAGAACGTACAGCAATTGCACAATACTTCTCAAATTCAGATGGATTGTTAATCATTCCCCAATTAATTGCAGAAAGAGTACACAACGAGATCTCACCATCTTCATCGTCAGCAGATGACAAAGCTTTTGTTGGTAAGTCAATCTCACAGCACAAATTAGATTGTTTGATCGGTGCTACTTCTGAAATAAAGGCACCATGATCGTTTGCATGATCTACGTTCATTAGGTAGATCCGCCCAGTATCTTTACGCTCTGTCAAGAACTGACTAAAGACATCAATCGCAGTCATTTCTTTCTTGCGGATCTTTGGATCAGCTTCGTACTTTTCGTAAAGCTTTTTAAACTTATTCTGGTCAGCATAAAATGCTTCGTACAAGTCTGGTACGTCATCCGGCGAAAATAGTGTAATGTTACCACCAGTCAGTAGACGCTCATACATCAGTTTATTAAACTGGAATGCATAGTCCATATGACGAACACGGTTTTCTTCGGTACCTTTGTTGTTCTTGAGTACTACGAGTTCTTCGAATTCAAGGTGCCAGATTGGGAGGTAAACTGTTGCAGCTCCTCCTCGGACCCCACCTTGTGAACAACTTTTGACAGCTGATTGAAAGTACTTAAGGAATGGTATAAGTCCCGTATGTACAACACTTCCATCAGCAATGCGAGATCCAATAGCTCTAATTGAACCCGCCCCAATACCGATACCAGCTTTTTTCGAAATATACCTGACGATCGACGTGGTCGTTGAGTTGATGCTGTCGAGAGAATCGCCACTCTCAATAAGTACACACGATGAGAACTGGCGTGTAGGAGTTCTGACCCCCGCCATAATAGGCGTCGGTAACGAGATGTAGAACTGGGACACCGCGTCATAGAATTCTTTTACCCATTTTAGTCTAGACCCCTCTGGATACTCTGCAAACAACGTTGCACCAATCATCATGTATAGCATTTGAGGAGTTTCGAACGGGATCTTGGTAGTACGATCTTGTACTAGATACTTACCACGAAACTGCTCCATGCCAACATATGTAAACAGATCATCCCGCTCATGGCGGATATATCCATTTAGTTTTTCAAGTTCTTCACTGGTGTACTTGTCCAGGATCTCAGAGTCATATACTCCACGTTCAACATTTTTCTCAATCAAGTGAGACAGCAACCATGGTTCAAACTGGCCATACACCTCTTTACGAAGCTTATAGTTAATCAAACGTGCAGCCACATACTGGTAGTTAGGAGTCGCATCAGAGATAAGCTCTGCAGCAGACTTAATCAACAGCTCATGGATATCATATGCTTTGATACCATTGTACAACTGAAGATTCGCTTTCAGTTCGATTTCAGAGATAGAAACACCAGATATACCATCGGTGCCCCACTCAAGTACACGGTGTACTTTATCTAGATCAAAGGGCTCTGTACGCCCGTCTCGCTTGGAGACTTTAATAATTTGGTTCATTTCTTACTCCGCTTCAATATTAATTATATTATACACTAAACCACTCTCAATGTAAACACTTTTTTTAGCGAAATTGAAATTATTCTTGTTGTGGTTCTTCTTCGGGTTTTACTGCTTCTTCGTAGTACAGTATAATTTCCTTCTGTTGTTCTATATATCTCCTGAGCTCTGCGAAGTTAAGAGCTAGGTTTTCATAGTCCTTTACAGAAATGGCAATGTATGCATCCGCACCGTTTTTAGCCTCAAATTCTTTCACGAATTCATCATAGTTCTCGGCGGACACCACATAAATTTTTACATCATTTAATTGTACTTGTTTGGGAGCAGCAACGATAGGTACAGTAGTCTTTACTGTGTTAGTTACTGTTACTACCTTGGGTTCCGGAATCAGCAGGCTGCTGCATCCGGTCAGGGTTAGTAATGTCAGCAAGATCGTCCCATAATTGATCAGTCGCATTTTGCATCCTATTTTCGATAAGTCCAGGCTTCTTATTAGCAAGGTGTGTTAGGTTATGTTTGTTTAGAGTGTTACGCAGTTCATCACCGTACTGCTCTGCTCTACGTAGATCGGCACCAAGTTGCTGGTTCAGTTCACCAAGGCGTACTGTTTCTTCTTGGACCAGCTTGAGAGAAGCTTCGCTTGTTTGTACGGCAACTTCCATCCTAGCCACATTTGCCTGTGCAATATCAAGGTCAGACTGGAGTTTCTTTACATAGAATACTCCACCTCCGGCACCGGCTAAAACAACAAGTATTAATGCAATCTTAATAGATGCAAACATTATCTACTGCCTTGTGATCTTTTAAACATCTTTTCTACATGGTACTTAGACCTGCGATCCATCTTCTTTGGCTTTCCGGTAGGATTCATATCGACTCCACCTCCTGCCACTGAGTTGGCCGCAACTTCTTCTTTTTTAATTTCTTCGGCGTATTCTTTAAAGCTTTTCATCTTACTAGATCCTTAGGTGATACATAGATTTTTGTTTTTGTCGGAACATGGTTTACTTCAAAAATAGGTGTTCCAAGCAGGTTATCAACTGCTTCACAGTTAACATCAACAATAACGTGTGTACCCTTCTTTGCGATATATTCGCCGGTACTCGGTGATGCAATATCTTCTAATAGATGATAAGACCCAGGAGAGAGAACATTATCATCTATCATATTCCAATTTGACTCGTTCAAGTCATCACCGAAATCGACTTCCATATCGTCGAGAATCTTCTTGATCTGATCTTCTGACAATCCTGTTTCTTCTTTAATGAGAAACAGTGCTGCAGCAAAAGACGCAAGCTTTGTTCTACCAAATGGTAGTGCCTCAAGAATTCTCTTTAGGTTAAAAGACAATCGATGGAAGAGCGTATAGGCAGACTTCTCTTCTTGGGTTTTGAGCGTATTCGATTTACGTAATACTTTGCCCTTCTCGTCAATGATGCCCAGATCATATGCTTCTTGATCTGTCCAGTCAGTGGCAAGAGTACGCACAAGACGATACGTGTAATACGTGTCTGCTGCTCTTGATACGATTCCCATTAGAGTGCCCTCAGTTTTTCTACAATTGTTTGGTCAAGGGGTATATCCACATATTCACTTTCTGGAAGGTAATTCAAAAATACCAGAAAGGGTTTCAATACCGGCCAATGTTTTTCATCGACCTTATAAAAAATCATTTTATTTGCAGGTCCGATCCCAAACACATTGTATAGTACAATGAGATGGTTAATGATCAAACGTTCCTGCAAATCCCCTTGTTCATAACGGCTGAATAATCTTTTTAGATACTTAAACCTTTGCAGGTCTTCGTAGAACTCTTCGACATCGACACACTGATTATTGTTATAGTGCCTCGATGCGAAAAGGACGAAGTTATCATTATTCAATTCATCAAAAAGTTGCATAGTCCTATCTCACTGTAAATTATTAATCACAGGACTATTTATTCTACTTTTTAGATTTCTTTTTCTTAAAGAAGGTTTTAGGTTTTTCTTCAACAACTGCCTCTTCGACAGGAGCTTCTTCAATAACCACTTCTTCAACGACAGGAGCCGGGGCAGGTTTGGCTTTTACACCATTCCATGCATCGACCTCAGCCTGGGTTAAACGTGCACCTTTTTCTTTTTTACCATTAATGTAAAAACCATTAGTACGCGCTTCGGCATTTTTCAGCCAGCCTTTTTTCTCGATCATTTACGTAGTTCCTTGATTTTCTTAGGTTGCTTAGCAGTAGGACCAGCCTTATTTGCTTTTACTGCATCCATGTGACCCTTTTCTTCGGTGTCATCAATATCAACTGGTTGCTTCATGCCAACAGTAAGCGCAGCTTCTTCAACTTCTTTAGATTCCCATGGAGCTTTTTTCAAAGTGACTTTGTCCTTTGACTTGGCTTGGGCACCTTTAGATGCGAGAGCACGCTTGATATCTTTAGCTGAAAGAGTTCTGCCTTTTTTTGGTTTTGCGGCTTCTTCGATTTCAGTTTCAGGCTTTTTCTTTTTCTTGTCGTCTTTAGCCTTAGTTACCTGGCCATCATCTGGATCAATCTCAACTGATTCTTCATGGTAGCCTTTGTCATCGCAATGATCGCAGCCTTCACCCTTACACTTAGGGCATTCTACTTTTTCTTCTTTCATAGACTTTTTAATAGCCTTACGACGCTTGTGCAGATATTCATCAGAATCATCTACATCTCCGTCATTATCGATATCCGCATCAGCATCGCCAACCGGATCCATTTTTTTCTTTGCTTCGTCTAATCGCATTTGCTTATAGATCTCAGCAATTTTCTGAGTATCGTTCATTTGTATTCTCCTGGGTTTATTGCACAAAAAACATTCCGGCGATGCCAGTTGCGGCAGCCACTATTACAATCCAGAAAAGACGATTGATTACACGAACTGTGACTGCCGTCTCATCTACTTTCTTTTCCACGTTATCTATTTTTTCTTCACTTTTGAGCATACGCTCCATAATAAAGTTCTTATCACTCTCCAAAGCAATAAGCTTCTCTTCGGCACGAGCCAAAGAAATCATTGTTTCAGCTAACTTATCAATCTTTGACTCAATACGGTCTAGACGAGAGTGGTCAGCCACGATATGGGTTTCGAGATCTCTATCCATCTTAGCTATCTACCTTGGCACCTGCACGCCACTGGTAACAACTCCAGTAACGGGCTTTCCATTTTGGTCCAGGATCGTCACAGTTATGACGTGCTCGAAAAGAACGTCGGCGAGCGGGATCGTCTCTTTTGATTTCCATATTTGGGTCTCCGAAGTTGACTTTAACCACGTTGCCTTTATCGTTGCGAACATAAACACTAAACTTAGAATTACCGTCACTGTTACGGAACGGGTCATTTAACTTAACCTTTCTACCTTGGTACTCAGCAGCTTCTACAATGAGCTCATCATAGATATTGCAATCTTCACAAACAGAATCAACTGCATCTTTTACATAGCTTGAAAACTTATCCACCGAACTCATGCCCCGCTACTCGTTTCATCTGCCGTTTAAACTCAGCAAAATCTGGTTTATCTTTATAAAGCTTAATTGAAATCTCGGAACGATCTTTGCCCTTGATTCTCCAATTATAGCCTTTTTCTTTATGTTCAGGTTTGGTCGTTTTAACAACACGACGCTCAAATCCTTTTGCCCAAGTCTCGCTACCTTCCATTGGGGTATCTTTCTTGTACTTATTGACAAGCTTATCAGTGCCTTCATCACCAGCACCACCCGCTTCTGAGATGTATTTCTTGAACGATTGCATTACCTTTTCTCTTTAGCCAGCAATGCAGCAATCTTACCTAAAGTTGCTTTATCCTTAGGGGTGATGGCGTCGTTCTTTTTCTTGTCGCGCATCTTCTCTTGTGACTTGCCGTATGCTTTAGTCGACTCATCGACTTCTTCTTCGCTACCTTCTACAGAAGCATAAAGATCTTTGATTTTAGTATGAGCTTCGGTCAACTTGTTTTGCATCCATTCGGGAAAGTCACCGCCTTCTTCGATATGCTCTATAATGTCTTCAATAGCGTCAGACATAAATTCAAGTTGGCGTGTTGCCATTGAACCTTCATCAGGGGAAGCTGGTTCTTTAGCTTCTTCAAGGTCAACAGATTCTGTAATGCTAGCCATTGAATCAAGCTCTCTTAGAATATCTTCGATCTTGTCCATGTGCCTTTTGATCTGGACAAACTCAGAACGAGTTCCAAGTTTAGAAGAAATCTTTTTAGCAGTAGCAGACTTCGGATCTGCGATCTTTGACAATTCTTGGAACTTAGTGTGCAGCATACGAATCATAGTTTGTTCTATGCCTTCGTTAACTTCAACCTCTTCGCCGCGGATTTGAGCCAATGATCTTTGAGTTGAAGTCATTGTGCGAGTTGGTTTCTTGCGACCTGTTTTTGTGCGGCCCATTGCTTTATTATGCTCTGCATCTTTTGCGCGTTGCATTGCAATAGAATCACCAGTAATTTTAGGTGCGCCTTTACGACGAGGTGCTTCATCAAGAGTTGATTCAACTTCTTCGTTACGCTTTGACTTTTGATTTGCTTTACCATGATCCATAACTTTCTTACCCATAGGAGTAAGGTTGCCTTTCTTATCATACATTTGATCGATAAGTTTCTTTTCAGCTGCAGTTAATTCATCAAGCTCATCTACTGCTTCAGATTTAGTTTTGCCTTCTCTTATTTCAAAAATAGACTTTGACATATTAATTTTTTCCCTTAACTTTAGCGGCGAGGTCTTTATCTGCTTTACCCCATGTGCCAGATGATTTAGTTACGAATGAGTTGACTCGAGCAAATCCCCACTGTGATGGAGTAGTACCAGGTCTATGGCCGGTTTTCCAAGCAGCTACGCCTCTATTGTAAACCTGACGTAGAACTCCAAGTGGCATACCTGTCTTATCAGCTTTCTTCTTGAGTGCAGTTGTTACATCTTCAGTAATAACTTCGTTGAATGAGCTAAATGATAACACGTCTTCTCCATACATTTGTTTGTATTTTTTGGTATGCTTTGATGGCTTTGTTTCGGCTGTTGCATCTCCAGGTGCTGGTTTATACGCATTAGGATCATCATCATCCATGTCAGCTTGTTTATTAAACTGGGCTTTCCGCTTTGCTGCAGTTGACTTTGAAAGTCCTTTATGGTATGCAGCGCTTTCTGACTTTGGTTTCTTTTCACGGTCATCGGCACGCTCATCATCGACTGCGGCTTTTGACATCATGCGAGTATGCTTTAACTCGTCACGTTCTTTTTCTTTTTCGATCTTATCTTTAGCTGCAGCAGAAAACGCACCTTCTTCGATCTTCTCAACAGAGTCAATCCATTTACGCAGCTTCTTGCCATCAGACATTTCAACAAGAACGTAGTTAGCACCAAGCATAATAACTTGGCCAACTTCATCTGATTCTTTAATAGCAACTAGGTCACCTTCAGCAAACAATCCACCTTGGACGTATGCTTCGCGCTCTTCTGATACTGGAGAAAACTCAATGTGTTCGCGGTAGTTGTATGACTCTTTGAGACCCATACCCTTACGGACATCATTAAACAAAGCTTGTCCGTCTTTAAAACCACGAGGCAAGCCTTTCGAGAAAGTAGCTAGGTCGTTTGATTCAGCAGCTGCACGCATCTTAGATGCAGACATACCAGATACATCTTCAGCATCTGGGTCACGTTCACCTGCAGATACAATGTTAACACCGCCTTCAAAGTTATAAAAACCATGACGACCTTTGACGTTATTGTATTTGTTTGTAAGTGCTTCGAATTCAGGTACACGGTCAGAGCCAACAACCATGTTTACTTTATTATAGCCCTGATCATATATTTTTGTAAGAATGTCAAATACACTGCGAACAGACTTATCTAGCATGATAGCGCGAGCATGCTTTGGAAACATTTTGCGCATGTATTTGACTTTAGTTGTATAGTCTAATGGATTCTTCTTAGGATCATTAGACTGTGAGGCGAAAACCATATACTTAGATCCGCGTGCTACTTTAGCAACCGCGTCTAATAGTTTCTCATGCCCTGTAGTAGGAGGATTAAAACGACCAAATGTCACAGTGATCTCTTTTGTCGCTTCTGTGACGTATTCAGCAAAGCCTTTAAAATGCATAAAACTAGTCCTTCTTAGGTTTCATTTTACTGCGTTCAGCTTGGCGAACCTTGGGAAGTAGCTTCTTAGCCATACGTGCAATAACTGTTGCGCGGCGGTTAACCTGCTTCTCAATATTGGCACGTGCACCATAAGACAGTTCGTCTTTCGACCTATCTTTTAGGATTTTATCCATGACAGCTTTGCGGGCCTGGCGCTGAGCTCTTTTCTTGAGTTTCTCAGTACCGGCAATACGACGCGCGGCTCTACGACGACCCATGGCAATCTTTGCCTTGTTCTTGCGCATGGATTGTTTCATCTTCATGCGAGTCTGGATATCAAGAACTTCTTCGAGTTCCTTATCCATCTCTGCATCTTCTTCGATGTATTCTTTAAGTCTTAGCATTAGTTCTCGCTCTTTCCATTAGGATCGGGATGGTGTATCCCAGCCTTTAATAATATCAGGGCTAAAGTTGTTGTATGAAAATTCCATACGATCTACCAACTTAACCGCGCCACCTTTGAT